CGCGACGATGCGGGCGACCTGGCGTTCCACCAGCCTGTGTTCCGCCGCCAGGGCCCGCACCGACTTGCCGGTACTGAAGTCGGTGCGGATGCGTTCGTTGCGGATCGCGTCGAAGGCCCGCTTGGCCTTCGGCAGCACGAAGCGCAGGCCGATGCCGTCGACGGCGTACTCGTCGCTCAGCGCGCGCAGCTTGTCGAAACCGATCAACCCCGCCAGCGGATGGTCCGGCGCCGGATGGGCCGGGATGTAGATCCGCAGGCCGCCGTAGCGCTCGATCAGCCGCAGCGTCGCGGGCAACCCGATCAGGCGCACGAACTCGCGCAGCCGGGGCGGCAGCAGTTCGCTTGCCAGCGCGGTGGCTGCCTGCCGGAAGCTGCTCGAAGCTCGTGACGACGGGGCTGCATCGATCCTGTTCGACGGAAACGGTGCGCTGCTGACGAATTCGTGGGCGTGCATGGTCGTGTGTTCCTCTGATCCAGATAGGGGCGTGTTGTTGTCTGCGTTGTTCCTCAAGCTGCTGTCGGACAGCTTGCGTGCGCCTGATTCGAGCCGCCCCAGTAGTCGCTGCGATGGCCCAGCAGCAGGCTCGGGATGCGCGCGAAGTCCATGGCACCCGGCCTGATGACCGGGACGACCTCGGGCTCGTAGACGCTGGAGTCGAGCAGCATCACCCGGCGGCCCTTGGCGACGCGCCCGGCCACGGGGCCGGGGCCCTGCTTCCAATGCGGCGTGCCGCCGACGGCCACGCTGTGGACGTGGCCGCTGCTGGCCAGCTTCGCCAGGTGCTGCCGCAACGCAACGTTGCCGGGCTCGGGCCGATAGCCCTCGACGCGCTGCGCCAGCATGTTGTCGAGCTCCTTCGCGGACGCGGCTTCGGTGGCTTCGAGATGCGCGGCGACGGCGCGCTGAACTTCGCCGGCGAGGTCTCGATCGGGTGTGACGCTCATTCGGTGGCTCCTTCTTCCTTTTCGTTCGTCGGGGTGGTGCCGAAGGTGTCGAGCACCCGGCGGGCGATGCGATCGGTGCTGGCCTTGCCGGCCCCGTACTTGCCGCTGCCGTTCAGGATCTGGCTGATTGCGGCCGCGCTCAGGTGCAGCCGCGCCGCGATCTCGGAGCGTCGGTGGGCGATGCAGGCATCGCGCAGCAGGGCGAACCAGGCTTCCTTCATGTATGAGGGCGGCGCACTGGTCACGAGGTGCAGCCTCCGCGCGGTGCCGGGGGCGTGGCGCCGATGTCGCGCAGCAATGCATAGCGCTTGAGCCCGTCCACCCGCCGCGCTTCCACGCGCACGGCCCGTGGGCATTGCCGCGACCAGGACAGCATGAGCGCGCCGGCCTGGCGGCGGCCCTGGGTGAGGTCGTCGTCCTCGCCGGCCAGCAGGGCCGCGGCTTCGTCGGCCGTCAGCGCGCGCCGGATGCGCAGCAGGTTCCACAGGCGCTCGGCGAACGGGTCTGCATCGCGGACCATTGCGTCGGGCGCGGGTTCGGAGGCGGCCGATGCTTCCTGCCCAGCCTCGGTGCGGCGCTGGGCGAGCGCCATCAGCGCCTTGGCGACGAACCATTCGGAAGTCGTGTTTTCCTGCATCACTCGCCCCCTTGCTGGCGCGCCGGGGCGCTGGTCCTGGCTTGGTCTCTTCTCACAGTACGTTCCTCCTCGCTCGTGGCACTGCTGCTCGGTTTTCCGGTGTCGACGCGCGTGCCCTGGTGTCTTTTCAAACCGGATCGGGTTGTTTCGACCAGCTGCACACACGCCTTTAACCCAAACGGGGTGTTAGTTCATATGAATACCCTGTTTTGTGTTTGTTGCCTCGATTATGCACATCGTGTGAGTTTTTGCAATCAAGAAAAACATGAAAACGAACTTTTTGAAGTTCTTTAACCTGAAATAGGTTGCAAAAGTACTTCCATATGTCTAGCATCTGCGCGTTCACACAAATCAGAGTTACCGTGACGCCGCAAATCAACACTCCACCCGACGACATCGAGGTGAAGGCTCGTGTCGGTGAACTGGCCTTGGCGCAAGGCGCGCGCGTGCGCGATCTGCGCAAGCAGAAGGGACTGACCATCGACGACCTCGCCCAGCGCAGCGGGCTCCACTTCAATACCGTGGGACGCATCGAGCGGGGCGTCAGCGATGCCAGCCTCGAGCAGCTGTACGTGATGGCCATTGCGCTCGGGGTCGATCCCGCCGAGCTCAACCCGTTTCAGTCGGCTCATCCGCCTAGCCAGCTGTCGACCGGGCTGGACGACGAGGCCTTCGTGCTGGTCGACCTGCTCGACGTCCGCGTGAGCGCCGGCAACGGCGCCGTCAACGGGTCGCAGGACCACATGGGTCGCTTTGCGTTCAGCCGTTCGTGGATGGCGCGCAAGGGCGTGAAGCCGGCGCACGCGCGCATCGTCCATGCGCGCGGCGACTCGATGGCCGACAAGATCAACAACGGCGACATCCTGCTGGTCGACACCGCGACCAAGTCGCTCGACCAGGACGGCGTGTACGTCATCCAGCTCGATGGCCACGACTACGTGAAGGTGCTGCAGCGCGACTTCTCCACCGGGGGCCTGCAGATCATCAGCTACAACCCCGCGTACAAGCCGCAGGTGCTGAGCGCCGAGCAGGCGGCGGAACTGCACATCAGCGGCCGCGTCGTCTGGCACGGCGGCGAAATCTGAAGCCTCGCGACAGGCGTCGCAGTGTAGGAAGCAGCGCTTCCTGAAGCCGAGGCCGGCCGATGTCGGCCTCAGCCATTTGACCCTTGCGCCCGACGATTCGGGCCATGGGCAAAGACACTTCCCGAACACCTTTCTTCTTCATCAGGCATCGCCGCGGGCGTGAGCGGGGCCAGACCCCGCGGCAGATGCTCGCCGTGCTCGCGCTCAGTGCCGCCGGGCTCATCGGCATCGTCGCGCGCGAGGGCTACAGCGACAGGGCGTACCCCGACCCTGTTCATGGCTTGGCCGTGCCGACCATCGGCTTCGGAACGACCGAGGGCGTGCGCATGGGCGACACCACCACGCCCGTGCCTGCACTGCAACGCGCATTGCGCGACGTGCAGACCTACGAACACGCGCTGAAGCAATGCGTGAAGGTGCCGCTGCACCAGCACGAGTACGACGCGTATGTGAGCCTGGCCTACAACATCGGCGCATCCAACTTCTGCACCGGCGGCCGCAAGGGCGGCACCTCGGTGCTGGTGCAGCGCCTCAATGCAGGCGACTACGCGGGTGCGTGCGACGCGATCCTCGGCTGGAAGTACGCGGGCGGAGTCGACTGCTCCGCACCCGGCAACAAGACCTGCGCCGGTCTCTGGAAAGACCGCCTCAAGCTGCACGCGCAGTGCATGGGGAATGCGCCATGAACCTCACGGCCAGGGCCTGGGCGGGCCTGATCGCCGGCGTGCTGATTGCGCTGCTGCTGGCAGCAGCCGGCTTCGCGATCCACGGCGCCGGTCGCATGCAGGAGCGTGCGGCCTGGCAGCAGAAGGAAGCGCAGCGCGCAACGCAGCTCGCGCAAGACCTGCAGGCCGAGTACGAGCGCGGACGCGCCGCCTCGGCGCAGTACCAGCTCGGCGCGAGCGCGCTGCAGTCCAGTTACCTCTCCCTCGAAGGCCCGACCCGTGATCTACGTCAGCGCGTTTCTCTTGTCATTCCTCCCGCTGTTCCTGATCGCCGCGCTGAGCGGCCTACCAGTTCTGCGCAGGCTGCAGCATTCGGACCGGCACCGGATGCTGCGCCGCCTGGCGACCCACAGCGCGACGCTGTCCGCGGCCCTCATCGCCTCAGCCTTGCTGCTGTCTGGATGTGGAACAGCGCCCTCGCGGGCACCGACGTACCCGCGGGTGCCTGCGGACTTGCTGACACCTCCGGCGAAGCCTGTGCTGCTGATGCCGGCCTCAGCGTCGACGACGCCTGGACCAACCACGACATCAACGCCAGGTCATGCGCCGCGGACCGCCTCCGGTACCGCGCGCTGATCGAGTTCCTCACAGAAAGACCCACTCAATGAGCGATCTCCACGCACGCACCCAGGAGCTGTTGCTGCTCGGCCAGATCCACGGCCTGGTGCAGGCCCTGAAGGACGGACAGGACAGGCAGAACCGCCGCATGGACGGCTTCGACACGCGCTTCGATGCGCTCGACGGGCGGCTTCGCACCGTCGAGCAGCGAGCGGCCGTGTTCGGTGCGGCATCGGGCGGCGCGATGGCCGTCGGCACGGCGCTGCTGGCAGAGGCCGTGAGGCAGTGGTTCCGCAACGGGCCCGGCATCAACTGATTTTTTTGATGCATCGGTGCAAGGGGCCGGCGGATGTCGGCCTCAGCCAAACAAGCCTTCGCCGCGACAGTTCATACACCAACCAACGAAGCGATCGATGCAACTCCCCAACCGCAGTCACTCGACTTCCCACACACGCAACGGAGCCCAGGCATGAGCCGTCTCGACACCCTTCGCAGCGCCATCGTGCAGACGCTGAACAACGTGCCACAGATCGGCCGCGTTCACGACCGCGAGCGCTCCCTGNNCGACGAAGCNGCGCAGCGCGCGCTCTTCATGTACGACCTGCCGGGCGGCGGCCAGCAGCTGCGCGGCTGGTGGCTGCGCCGCATCGCGACAGAGGAGCGCAGCGTGAATGCCGCAGGCCGCGCGATGAGCGTCGACACCTGGACCGTGCACGGCTATCTCGCCTTCGACGATGCCGCCGCCACGGAGCTGGTGTTGGATGCGCTCGTCGAAGACATCCGCGACGCCGTGCGCGCCGACCCCACCTTCGGCGGCGCATGCGCCTCCGGCCCGCTCACCGACGACAAGCGCACCGACGGCGTGCAAGTCGACGGCACCGGCCTGGTCACCTTCTGCGGCGTGCGCTGTCACGGCGTCGCGCTGCAGCTGCGGACCTGGCGCTACCTCTGACTGCACGCAGGCAGACCTTTCCTTTCGACAACCCAAGTCAATCAACCAACCAACTGACGGAGAACGCCGACATGGCAAAACTCATGCGCAAGATGGCCATCCTGGCCAAGGCTGAAACGGTACGCGGCACCGACGCGCTGCCCACGGGCGCGGCCAACGCGATCCTGGTGAGCGAAGTCACGCTGACCCCCATCGAAGGCGACGTCGTCCAGCGCGACAACGTGCGCCCCTACTTCGGCTCGCGCGGCTCCGTGCTGGTCACGCAGTACAGCAAGATCGCGTTCTCGGTCGAGATCGCGGGCGTGGCCGCGGCCGGCGACGTGCCCGCGTATGCCGCGCTGATGCGCGGCTGTGCCATCAGCGTCAACACCGCACCTGGCGTCAGCACCACTTTCACGCCGGCAACCGACGCGCTGGAGTCGCTCACCATCTACGGCAACGTCGACGGCACCGTCTACAAGATGACCGACGTGCACGGCAACGTGAAGGCCACCATCAACGCCAAGGGCATCCCGAAGTGGCAGTTCGAGTTCACCGGCCTGTTCGTGCCCGCCGAAGACGCACCGCTGCCCGTGGCCGACTACGCCAAGTTCATGGACCCGCTGGGCGTGAACAAGGCCAACACCACCCTCATGCTCGACGGCCTGGGCGTGGCCGCCAATGCCTTCAGTTTCGATGCGGGCAACACCGTGATCAAGCGCGACCTGATGACCGTGGATGCCGTGGACATCACCGCGCGCGTGTCGACCGGCTCGGTCACCTTCGAGAACACCTCGGTCGCGACCAAGGACTGGATCGGCATGGCCCGCGCCAGCCAGCGCGTGAACCTGGCGCTCAAGCACGGCCAGGGCCCGACCAACGTCGTCGAGTTCCTGTCGCCGCACGCGCAGATCGGCAAGCCGACCTTCAGCGACGTCGACGGCGTGCAGATGATCACCGTGCCGCTCGAGTTCGTGCCCACCGGCGCGGGCAACGACGAGTGGTCGATCGTCGTTCGCTGAGCTTCGTCGTCATCACCATTCCCACTGGACAGAGGAACAGACAGAGATGCCCCAGAAACTCAAGATCGCCGTGAAGCCGACCTTCGTCGCGCCGGTGGTGATGCGCGTGCCGGGCGACGGCCAGGTCGAGGAAGTGCGCTTCAGCGCCGTCTTCAAGCGCCTGACCAAGTCCGACAACGACACCCTTCAGTCGCGCCTCGAAGGCCGGACCCTCACCGACAGGGAACTGCTCGACATGGTGCTGGCCGACTGGAAGGGCCTTGACGGCGACGACGGCGCGCCCTTCATCTGCACCACCGAGAACCGCGCCGCGGCGGTGGAAGAGTGGCCGTCCTTCGAGGCTGCCATTGCCTACAGCTACTTCGAACACGCGTACCCGGCCGCAGTAAAAAACTGAGAGGCGCCGCGCGCCTTGTGCTCGGAGCAGCGCATCGCGTCCACGACGAGCTGGACGACGATCTCCGCAGCCAGTGCGCGTCGCTCGGTCTCGACCCAGTCAGGCTCGTCTCTTCGACGGCCAGCGGCGGCGGCCCGCCACCCTTCGAGCTATGGCCCGAACACCAGGAAGCATTCGAGGTGTTCCATGCCTGCCGAACGCAGTGGCGGGTC